TGGCGCCATCTGGTATGCTGCTAGGATCTGCATTAAGGACAGTTTGTTGTAAATTGTCGGCGTATGTAGAATCTGTCATCTGCTAGGTCCCGAAATAGTGCAAAATCTTCTCTAATGGGAGAGGTATTACAATTTCTTGGCCGGGTTGGACATGGGCCTCAGTCGGTGTGTGATTGAACATCGCAATAACCCACCAATATTTCGGATCTCCATAATTGGCATATGCGAGTTTGTAAAACTTATCTCCAACTGTCCAAATATGAGAGGTCATATCTAGATTTAGAATCTGTTTTTCTGTGGGGTATTTAAGACGAGGGCTCTCAAAATGATTAATTTTGTTGAGGCCGCGGTTCTCTAGAAGCTCTTCGTAAAGTTCGCCATTGTTGACAATGATTCTTCTGCTATTATATCTCTGCGACATCGTTATTTACCGCCCAATATCACTTTTCTTGTTATGACTATGTTACCTTTGGGAGCACCTTCGCCCCCAAAGCCCATCTTTGCGCCATGGCGAGGAGTCCAACCAACTTTATGATCAACATGGAGCACCGACAGCGCTAGAGTTATATCAAATCTCTGAGGGGTGATATCCCCTCCGGAACCGTATCCTATATTCTTTTCTGTAATGCCGTGTGTGTTTCCCAGAGAAAGATCTGTACATGCGCACACCAGTGGTCCACTATTAACTGGATCGTATATTTGCTGGCCCCATTTAACTTTCAACAGAGGAGCGGCAGAGATACTGCCGGCGCCGGGGGCAGTGGAGTTGTAAGTGGGATACATAAATTGAATCAGCTTTTGAGCAGAGCGCCAGTTCTCTTTAGCAGTGCTTTCTGTTTCTCCAACCATATCAATAGTCAGTGAGATTGTTCTGGGAGTCGACTGGAATGTCATTATCGGATCCATTCGGCCATATACTTCCTCTGAATTCCATTTTGGAGAAAACTTATCTTCGAAAGTCTTCACTAGACCTTTCAGTACAACGGACTTCTTGGTCGGTATATGAGTAATTGTTATTTCATCTTTTTTTATTGTCATTATGTTGTCACTCCCACATTCTTATCTACAACATCCATCACTAATTCGGCCAAAATACCTTGATCAACTTGAAGATAAGTTTTTGTGTTCGGCGATGAGCTTGGCTTGTTTGTGCTAGATTGCATCGCTGCTGTCAATGCGGCCACTTGAGTAGTCAGCGCCCCTATCGCACCGCCCTTTCCGCCGGCGCCAAGAAGAGCTTCTGTGTTTTCGTTGGTTATAACAGAGCTTTTTTGGTTGCCGGTTGCGACAAGTTCTCTATTATCCCTTGTGCCCGGGCCATCGCCGGCGATGAATAGGCTATCAGTTGTTTCGTCAACACCTCGGCGGCGCTTCGGTACACTCCTCATCATAGCGGGGATCGCCGCAAGGCCACCAGCGATGAGGCCGGCGGCGATGGGGGCAGCAATACCGGACTTGGCAATTTTATATGCGATCATTGCAGCCGTCAGTCCAATTAAAGCAGCACCAAGAACCTTGACAACCCTGCTGGTTTTTCCAAAAATCATATATGCGCCGGCGAGGATGCCCAACACGCCAAACAGCGCGACCCTAGTTCCAAGCAAGCTTGTGTTAAGTCGCGTTGTCGATGCTGTCGCAACCTCGGTGGCGGCTGTCATCGAGTACGTGGCTGCTGTCGCGACCTCGGTCGTGGCGGTGGCAGCAGCTGTTCTAGCAGCGAGGAAGGTCTGGATTGTGGCGAGACTTTTTTTAGCCGCGGTGGTGGCGACGACAGCCTTGTGCATGAGCGTCATAGCGCCGAAAAAATAAAGGAGAATCGGAGTGAGGGGGCCAAGGGCATTAGCGATACTCAATATCCCATCAACAAAACCATGCAATCCCTGGACTACCGGCAGCAGACTAACGCCAAAAGACATCATAAGTTCTGACCACTTCTTTGTTATGTCTGCATTTCGTTTTGCTTGCTCTTCTATATCTTTTTGAGTTGCGTTATACGCCTGGAAATCTGCATTAGTCCCTCCGAAGAGTTTTGCTGCCACGGTCATATCACTGATGCCGGCGGCGCTAGCAATTGCTTGCCTTTCAAATCTATGCATCGAAGACCATGATTTGCCAGAAAGACTGATACTCTCGCGGAGGGTTTTAACCCTCTCGGCCTCGGACATATTTAGCATGTCAATAGAATTCAGGTATGGCCCGCCCAATAGTGCGTTCAATCTGCCAACTGCAGTGCCGGCGCCTTCAAACGTGTCAAACTGCTTCGCGAGGCCCAACAGTGTTTGTACGGAAAGGCCGGTGTTCTTTGCCTGCTTCTCTAGATCACTAAAGACACCGATCATTTGTGGGCCGTATTTTGCCAACTCAGCTGATGCTGCGTTGAAGTCTTTGAATATTATGTCAGGCGGGATTGAAAGTGACTTAGCCAATCCAAATAATTCCTCGGAGGTCTTTTTAAGCTGGGGGACATTCATTTTCATCCCCTTTGTTAGTAAGTTGAAAGCCTCTGCTGTGCTAGCTGCACTGACTCCCGCCTGATCCATCAAAGAAGTGAGGCCGGTTAGTTCCTGCCTCTCAGTGTCGGTCATCATTGTGAACTGCGCCATCTGTGTTACAAGAGCGGTGGCGGCTTGTGTGTTCTGCTCTAAACTTACTGCGAACTTTCTATTTGCCAGATAGGCCTGATTGATCGTTGATACATAGTCGCGGCCTAGGCCAGTAGTTTTCATAAACTGGGCACCCAGTTTATCTTGCGCGAACATGAGAGCGAGTGTCGACTCCTGCACTTTCATCATGGTTGAGCCAGCAATATCTGCCGGATTCAGAGCTGCGCGGAGGCCCTTCCCGAATTGCTTTATACCTCCCTCGGCTTTGGTGATCGACCCTAGTACCGTGTCTTCCCATGCATTGCTTACGCCTAAGGTGGTCTTAACTAGTCTGTCTGTGGCTACGTTCAGACTCTTTGAGGCTTTTTCTTGGTCTGATATCGCTTTTACTGCGGATCTTAAATCCTCTAATCTTTTACGATCTTCATCGTTGATCTCGCCCTTTAGGGTCAACTCCCTTTCTAAACCCAGAAGTAGGGCGTTAGCCAGCTCGGTTTCCTTGTTGCGAAGAGCCAAGTTGTTCTCGATTAAACCAACTGTAGAGGCGGCTATGTCTTTTGACTGTTTTAGAAACTCTACTTGGCTGGCTAGTTCGGCGACGGTATCGGTGTGCCTTTCAAGGACGGCCTTTGCTAGCTTTTCTATCTCAGTTAAGCTCTCTTTTACACCCTCGGTAGACTTCGCTTGAGCCTCCCATGGTGATACTTCCTCTGTTTCGTCTGCCATGAGTTATCGCCTAGGTGAAGGGCCACTTCAGACTAGTTTCACGCTCAAAATTGGCTACTGCTTTCTCTAGGCTATGTCGAGAGTTAAACGTCCTGGGGTCGTTTAGGCCATACTTCTTGAAGGCCTCCATGTATCTTTTCTCTTTACCCAGAGCGTCGCCAAAAGAAGCCACCTGCGCAGGGGTGCCCTTAACAGTTAGTGGTATGCTAGTGTTCGTGAACATTCTGGATAGAATCGTCTCTACCGCTCCGCCGAACATCGTAAGCCAGCTTTCATTAAGTTGATCTGTATTCGCGGTGTTAAGATTGATGACTAGTGGTGCTATCTTGTCCATAATATATACTTACCCTGGTTGTCTATATTAAATAGTAGGGGAACGAAATAACAGCAGTAGAAACAGCTAGGCCCCATATTTGTTAGCTATAGAAGGCGGAGGTCCCATGCCCGGGCCCAATTGCTGGCTCTTGGACTTACCACCTTGTGCAGATTCCATTTGTTCTGCTTCGTCTGTCTTTTGTTTTATTAACCTTTCGACAAACCACACGCGGAGGCCGATTGGGAGACTGTATGCCTCTGTAAAACTCCAACCACCATGATATTTAAGAACAAAGAATTGCTCATAAACATCTTTCATGTAGTTATCGTTGAGGCCAAAAAAAGTCGGTTGTAATGGGAAACGTGATGTTGTCTTCGTAGCCACATTCGCTACAGACGTACTCACTTTCCATTGTAATATTTGGTGTAATCTCGTTATAAACTTCTCGTAGGTGCCTTGTGTCCATTAAAGTCATGGTGTCTACGAATGCCTGAACTACAGATGGCTCTTTATGTCCATTGACAGAGACAACCATCTGCTTAAATTGATCAGTAATCATATGATCCTGCTGCTTCTTCTTTCTGCGGCGCTCTGATAGTTGAATGAGATCGTGCTCGTCACGGCCAGTGAGCAGGCGAAGCTCTAAGGTTACCCCTGACTTGGGAAGAGTACAATTGAATGTTCCTCTTTCAGTCACAGTGACATCGCCAAGAGTTGTTGTTTCTTCATCTAGACCGTTGGTCGTTGTGCAGTCTTCTAGGTCGTATGTTTTCTTCTCTGTTGATGAGCAAGAGGGGCAAGCAATTGTTGTCTCATAATCTGCGCCGTAGCCAGATGCTCTTGCTGCAATTAAAATTGCATTCTTGTCGCCGGAAAGGAGGTCTTCGACACGAATCTTCTTATTAACTAAGATGTTCTGAATCATTCTGTCTAGTGCTATGCCCTTTTGAAGTAAGCTCTTAGAAGTAAGAACATCTTCTTCCTTGGCTGTCATAAACTTAATCTCGACATCAGATTGATTATGTAGTGGGTGGCTCGTAGGGTAGAACTGGCCCTGGCTCGGGAGATTTACAAACTCTGTGGGTACCACAAAGTTGAGAGAGCTGGTGTTTGAATCTTCTTCAGTTAGTTCTAAAGGGGGATCGGCGTCAGGATTCGGGGCGCCGAAGCGATCTTCATTGTTTCTTACGGACATAGTAACCTCTTTCTTTAATCATTATATTGTATATGGAGTTTTTGTTTAAGTTTTTTTCAAACTTTGTTATTTTGTTTCTGAGTAGTTACCGGTTATTGAGGGCGCGACTGCGGTGAACGCGGGATGCGGCCTGACCTCCTATATCTGGACTGTAATCGGCAGTGCTATATTTTATTGTCATTGTGACTGTCTGCAGATCTTCTGTGGTATAATCCAGTGTAGAATACTTTATGTTCTCAAGTACACAGTCGTCTAGTTTCCACTTACCGAGTTTGTTCCCTGAGCCATCTAGTTCTTGGATTGTCATGGCGGGGAACTTCTTTGCGCGGAGTTCTCCACTCTTTAAGTTAGAGATGACTTTATCGAAGTCCTGCTCTGCATCAACAATGAATGTTACTGTTATTGGTTCCCACTTGAAATGTCCGGTGGCCCAATAAGACACCTTACCGTCGCGGCCAGTGGCTTCGTCAACATGCGTTGTGAAACTTGGCTTATCCACAGACTGTACAAGGAACCTCTTATCTTTGCCATCAAGGTCCAAGAGTAATAAGAATCGATGCGATCTCTTTGGTACAGCCAGCGTCGGGTTGCTCCAAAATGACATAAGACGCCTCTAATTAATCGTTGTAGACAGCCCAGTCGTAGCGGAAAGTCAGATCAAGAGTTAACATGTCTTCAGAACCGTAGTCTAGAGTAGAGAAGGAAACGTCCTTAATCCAAGCGTTCTTCATGGACCAGCGGCCAAGTTCTACGCCAGCACCATCAAGTTCTTTAATGATAACATTCGGAGTTGCACCGACTGCATCGATCTTGTTAATGGTGCGCGCGTTCATGACGCCATCGCCTTGAGCTACGTCGTCTGGGACGACCCAGCCGGAGCGCCGGAGGATGTCCATCAAGGATGCATCTAGATCGGGAGAAGCACTATTAACCAAGGAAACTTTCACTTCATTCCAAGTAACGGATCCTGGGTAGTAGTAGGTCTGTCCCAAGAACTTATGTTCTGTTTCACCAACCGAGAATGCCGGCTTATCAACCGTTCTCGCTAGAAACTCAACAGAGTTGCCAACTCCTAAATCGAATTGAACCAAAAAGCGATGTGAACGCTTCGGCTCGGCTGCTGCATTACTCCAAAATGTCATAGTCTAAAAACTCCCGTGTCTATCTTATATAGTAGCATGGCCTTAAAAAGTCATGCTCCTTTTGCTAATCATCAAAAGATGCACCAGAGCGAGTAATCACGAAGTCTAGTGCAATGAATTCGATGGCGCGCGTTGGCTTCAAGAGAATCTTAGCATATAGTACGTTTCGGTCTACTAAATCTGGCGTTGTGGTCGATGTATCAAGAACCACTCGGAACTCAGCGAGACCAAAGCGACTCTTAACGTCTCTTAGGAACGGCTCAACCTGACCAATGAATCTATTCCATGTAACATCTGTGTTAGCATCGAAAAGAACCTGAGTTGAGATTCTTGAAATCCTCTTCTTGAGGAAGATCATGAGACGACGTACGTTAATTCTGTCTAGTGCGGACGGTGTTGCCTGTAGGGTCTTCTGACCGAACACTACAATACCTTCTGCTGGGAAGCTAGCAATTGGGTTAACGTTTACTCCGTAAAGATTATCCCTGTCCTTGCTCGTAAGCTTCTCGACAACATTAACTACTGGTAGGCCAGCAGCGCCCTGTGATAGACCGCCGCGGTTGAAACCAGCTGGTGCAAACCAAAGCTCAGAATTTCTTTCAGAGTTTGCGTATACACCTAGTGCAACTACAGACGGCGGGACCCAGACTCGCGTTGAGTTTAGTGGATCCTGAACCTGTACCCATGGGTAGTAAGCTGCAGCATAGCTTGAGTTGAACGCTCTGTTCTTAACGTTCTGTACAGTCGTTCCAACATCGCCTGAGCGGGCCTGGAACGTGTCTGTGTTCTCGTATGAGGATGTGTATCCACCTTCTAGGTCGATAACGGCAAGAGTGTCAGCTCTTTCCTCTGCGATTCGAATTATGTGGTCGGTGAGACCGCTCTGTGTGATACCCGGTGCAGTTAACAGATTAATGTCTGCTAACTCAGGATCGGCCACTGTATCGACTGCGCGCTTAACAGAGTAGTACATAGCATCGTTCATCTCTGTAGATGTTGATGACCACTGGCTGTTTCTGAGCGGGTCTTTCTCTGTAATATCTAATCCGTCGTAGCCGCCGAAGAATGGTACAGTAAATCGGTCGAAGCCGCGGTCAAGTACTTCTGTATATGAAGAACTAGCTGCTGTCATCGATGTACCGGCTTTCCGGCCACCGCCTTCGTGTGCGGTAACAATATCTTCTCTATTAGATCCACTGTAGAAAGCGCTTCGTCGATCTGAGTTGTATACCAAGTTGTCCATGGAGAAGCCTGGGCCGCGCTCTAGGGCGTTAACGCCAGTTGGGTTCGTCCTGTTTCCGGAGAAACCTGCAGGTACCATTCTAACAACATCTCTGATACTTTCATCAAAAAGGGTGGAAGTCTGAGATCTTGCGTTGTGGTATCCGAAGTATGCATCGCGGCCGTCGCGTACACCACCGTCAGTGCCGGAGTGTCGCAAAGGAATTGATGGAAATAAGATACTCGCTGTGGCCGGTGACGAAGTGCCCCTTCCAGGGAAGACGGCAAACCGCGGCGAGTTGATCCCTTTGGCTGCTAACAAGTCAGAACTAGCAGAGTTATGAATTGCTGCATCGCGTGCAGCGTCGGCATTGCCGAGTACGAAAATTTCGTCTGTGGCGGCGCCGGCGCTTGCGCCTATGCCCTTCCCGAACGCTTTGGCTAGCACAGAAGAAGAAGAGATTCTAAAGTCAGAGTATTTAACAATACCCTTGAATCCGAATGGGAGGTACCTTG